ATTACCATTTACATTTACATTTACAGCTAGGTTTGCTACATCATTTGTAGCATTGCTAGGTTTTGCTAGGACTTCGCTAGCATTGCTAGCTTTTGCTAGACCGCCCTTCCTTCCTGCATCTGCTCTCTGCTGTTTCTTCTCGTCCCAAATCCTCAAGTCTCTTTTTAGCTGGGTCTTGATTGGTAAAAAAGCAACCTTCAAAAGCAAGTCTTCCGTGCTTGGGTTTTCATCATTGACGTATGCAAAGATGTGCTTGATAAGTTTGCCAGCCGTGACGTCATCGAGTTCATCAAATACTTCTCGCTGGTCTGTGTAAAGTACAAAGGATTTTTTCCCTATCATTTTGTAAAATAAAAAAGCCCAGCAGGTGGTAGACTGCCGGGCTTAGGTTTAGTTAACCTTGGAATTATTCTTGCTACCACACAGGAATAATTCGTTTTCCAAATATAAGTTTTTTTCTAGATTAACCAACTAGGTGCCTCTTTTTTAATTCTTGATAAACTGCGGTATATGAAATTCCAACTTCGATTGCAATCACTTTAATCGGTAGGCGATCCTGCCAAAGGGAAAAGATTCGCTCTTGCATAGCCTCATCGATTATTTTCTTTCTGCCTCTTAATCCATCCATTTGCCGTGATTGATTAGATGGTGAAATCGGTGGCTGAATACTTCCCATACAAGACCAAGAAAGGTTTCGGCTTCGTAGGTGCCAGCTGAGACGTGGAGTATATACTTGCTTTTCATCTTTGTAGTGAATAACGTGCAACCCTTTTGTCATTGATGGTGACAATCTCAGTTTTGATGTTCATCCCCGCCGTACGGAGGTTCTCAATCCTTGCGGCTAGGCGGAAGCATCCAAACATATTTAAAGCCTCCAAGGTGGTCAAAGAACGGCCATTCATAAGCCATCCCTTGATGAGTGCGTTTTGTGAATCTAGTCTCATAGATTTGCAATTTGGTCAATGCATTTTTGGTACTCATTATTAAACTCCTCCTCTGTCATCTTGATTACCTCTTTCCCGTTTACAAAGATTTCCAAAAATTTTACCTTGTCAACTCTGATTGCTGGGTACAAGTCAAAGGTCTCCATCGTATAAATATCTGACTCATAATTCTTGATAGTCAAGTAGCTTTGAGGGCTTAGGATTTTGTAATAGGTGCAAGTGTCTTTAATCGTAAAGAAAGGAGGGATGACCATCTCTGACTCTACTAGTTTCTTGGTTTGAATTTTGATTGGTTCCATTGTTTTGGTTTTTAGCTTTTAGTGATGTGTGAAATTTAGCTTGAGAGGTGCTTACCTATCATGTAGCAAAAGATGGCGAGAGGCGCAAAGCCTACGATGAAATAAAGGATGTCTTTGATAAGTTTCATAAAATTTTTAGTTAACTTTTTCTTCCCAGTAATTTTCTAACTTCTCAAACGAATCAAAAATCATCTCTTCATCCGTATCGAAATCGTAAACAATATAATCAACTTCTTGCCCAAACGAAGAGGCAATAGTGATTCCGTTTTCCAAAGCGAGGTAAACGTATCCCGAATTAGGGTTGAAACCCTCTTCCATAATACCTTCGCTGGCAAAGTGGTCTGCGTAGGCCATCCAAACTCTTGATTTACCTTTGGCTTCTAGGTAAGCGACTGATGTGTTTTCCATGTTGTTTTTGGTTTGTTGTTGTTTGATGGTGTAAATATAAGAAATAAATTATATTTAACAAACTTTTTTAATTAATTTCTTCTTTTTCGCCTCGCTTACGATTTTGAAAACGTCCCTTGCTTGCATCTCTTGATCGTTGGCAATCTCCAAAGCGTTGTATCCGAAGTTGGTCAAGGTGATGATCTTGTTGATTTTCTCCTTGGGTAGTCCTTCGAGTAGGTGTCTTCCCGTACTCTTTCTCGGGTATTCCTCGTGAATCCTTAATTGGACGTATAAGATGTAACCGATTTGCGCTTGGTCAATATCAAGCCTTGCGCTGATCTTTCTCTTGCTCAAGCCTTGGATGTACATCTCTCGGACTTGGTCTACTATCTCAGTGTACTTATTAGTTGCCATAATCTTTGATAGGTTTCGTTAAATGGTAGTTGCTCTGCATTGTAAGTTGATCGGATGCCTCTCGGCTGAAGGTCTGCTGGGGTCTTGATTATCTTCCCTATGTAGGTGTATGTTTTCATTTTATCTGCAAATTAAAGTTTTCGATTATCCTTGCTCCGGTGATATTCTCACCTCGTTTGATTGCCTCCTTGATGCTCACCTTGTCGGCCGTCACTACCACCTTGCGGGTGACAAAGTCATTCGGTAGGGCTTCCACCACGTCAACCTCCACGGCTTCGCTACGTCTCAAGGATAGCTTGAAAAGCGGTGCCTCTATCTTATCAATTCCGCTTACCATCATCGCCTCTCGCAAGGCTTCCTTCAATCTATTGACCGCACGATCCTTGGTGTCCTTCATGGCCTTTAGCCTCTTGATCTCCGCATCGATTGCATCACTATCACTTTGTATATTCGTGATCACCTTGGCATAGTTTCCAGCCTTGCTTTGAAGTTGGTCTTGGTTAATTAGGAGTGCCGCCTCTAGTTCGGGAGTCAACTCGTCTGTCTCTAGTAGGGAGGCCAACTCTAGTGCCTCCCTTGTGATTTCGTATAGTTTCATAGTCCTTCGATGGTGTCTTGTTGCTCCTTGGTTAACTTGTATTTTGCCAGTGCCGTCTTGGCTTGCTTGCGTTGGGCATCGGTGCCGTTCAAGTATCGCACGATATAGGCAAATTGCTCCTCGGTTGGCTCAACCTTTGCAACGGGTGCTGGGGCTTGCGGTGCTTGACGTACGGGTCTTGTGGCTGCCTCTGCATCATCATCGGCAATGGCTAGGTTTAGTATGCTTGTGATAGCGTACCGCCTCGCATAGCTGATCGCTGATCCTTGCGCTTGTGGATCGTTCTGTCTCACCACTTGCAAGGTGTAGGTGGCTGAGATAAACTCTCCGCTCTCTGCGTGAATTACCATAGTGGTCAAGCCATCTCCATCGGGGAACTGTGATATGACCAAGCCCGCCTTTTCCAATGGTTCTGCGATCTCCGTAATGATGTGGGGAAGGCTTGCATAATTGCTTTTAAAGAAGGGGTTCTTTGCATCCTTTGAGATGCGCCCAACCATAGCGTGGAACTTCGCTAAGCCTTGGGTGAGATTTGTGATACTCGGTGATGTTGTCATTTGGTTTTTGGTTTTGGTTTATAAATTTCTTTCGATTTGGAATTCAACCGCTGCAAGTAAAGAAGGGGTCGGGGTAATCTCTATTCCATCCTCATAAGATGCAAGGCTCGAGGTGTGGTCAATCTTTACATCGACCTCCCCGTAGGCTGGAGCGTACTCGCTCTCGTCCTCTCCGTAGGTTTCGATGGTATAATCACCGCACCAAATATAGTCTTGGCCTTCGTAGGTGAAATCAATTTCTTGGTCAAAGTAATTTTCGGTTTTGTAACTCATGGTTTTTAGTGGGCTTGTTTAAATTCAATACCCAAATATCTAATAAATAAATTAAATAAAAAAAAGTTTTAAAAAATATTTTCACACAAAACGTAAATTAATTTTTTAGTCCCGTGGATTTTGCTTTTATCTTGACAAAAAAAAGCCATGAAATTTGACCAACAAGTAGGGGAAGTCCTCCAAGAAATTCAAGAAATGCTCATCGCAAAGAATCTCAAGTATGGCAATTCCGCCATAGAACCTTTGGGAGTATTCTCAAAGCTATCACCGGAGGAAGGCATCAAGGTTCGCATCGATGACAAGTTGAAGCGGATCAAGAACGGAAGCCTTGAGAATGATGACGAGGACGTTGTGAATGACTTGATTGGGTACCTTGTCCTGTTAAAAATTCATGCAAATGAGCAAAGCAAATTCGATGAGTTGGACGGCTCCCACAAATGGGGCAAGATAGAAAAGATGGAAAGGGGAGAGGATGGCAAGTGGAACTTTCAAGACCTCAAATTTGACTTGTAAAAAGTAAAGAACCTTTTCGGAAGATAGCCGAATAACGAGGGTAAAATAAACGCTTTTTTACCTTTGAGTATAAAAATGTAAAAGTCTTTTAACCTTATGGGTTAACTAGTCAAAGTCTTCGTCCTCGGTCAAGTGGATCAACTCGTCCCTTATATCGGCATAGGTGCCACGAATTAGACATGAGGTATTGTCATAAAAAAAGATAAGCTGGATATCATGAACCAACTCTTGAACGTAGGAAACATCCTTCACCCGAACCATACGGCGGACAAACTCGTGCTTAACCTCCAAGCCCAAGGCATCCCAATCCATTGTCGACCCATTGAGCATAACTTCGATTTCAATCCACATTCCTAGAATAGTTTTTTGCTCACGCTTATTTGATGCACCCTTTGCATTGGTTCGATTTGATACGAAAACAAATACTTATTATCAAGGTACGAAACTTTTGCGCTCGGTTCTAGCAAGGAATTGACTCCTGCGCCCAAATATATCCCCTTCGGCTTTTGGATAATTGTCTTGGTTTCCGTGTTTGTAATTGTGTTGGTGACCACGGGAATAGTATAATCATTGATAGCGGTCATTTTTAGCACCTCTCCGAGGACTTCTCCGCTCACCTTAGTACTTCCATACTCGAAAGGAAAGGACGTCTCAAACGCTTTAATTTGAGGCTTATAATCGATAAGGATTGTATCCCTTAAAACTTCCGTTTTGATCTCCTTTTTAGGGACGTAGATAGTATCCTTTGAGGTTAGGTAGATCGTGTCCGTTTCGGTGACCGAAGTAAACTTGTAAACCTCCTCCGTTTCGGGTCGAGGCAAAAGCAAGAAGCCAAGTATTAAGCCGCCCAAGAAAAAGAGGGCTGAGGTATAAAGGTCTTTTCTATCCATCATTTCGATTCGTCAATGTTTTCTTCAATCAATAATCTTCGCAACTCGTCACGGGTTGCTTTGTAGGCATCATACTGCCCATCAGAGAGTTCCTCATACTTTAGCTTGGCTCTCAACCATTGGTCAATATCCCATAGGATAGATCGCATCTTTGCACCCTCCACGGCATTCCTATATTCGTGTTCCTCTTCGGGTAGGTTAAATGTGATTGTTGCTTTCATAATGGAAATTTATGTGAGTCGATAAGTACGTCATAGCTTTCGCTTCCTCCATTGTATTGCACTCGTCCTGTCAAGGTTAAGATGCGACCTCCCAAAGGTTTAATCGGTGCGCCTCTCTCAACGTGCCAACCGCCAAAGCCGTCAACGTATTCCTCTTTGTAGGTTCCCGTGATGGCAAGGTGGATCTGCTTTTGAATCAATTCGTAGCTTCTCTTTCCGGGGTTGTATTGAACCGCATCCCTGACGTCATTACGGCAAGAGTTCTCGTGGATATGACCCATGACAAATATGTCCATGTTCTCGTAAGTCTCCAATGCTCTAGTCAAGTTGATGGCACCCTTCGTGACTATCCCGCCGCCACCGCTTCCGTGAAAGTATTTGAGCATTTTGGTGATGCTTGTATTGCTTTTGATTTCCTTGCGGATAATCATCCAACCACCATAGCCTCCGGTGAAGATATTTGCTTTGTTTTTGTAGTTCATGAGGTCAACAAAACGCTGAAGCAAGTCGGTCTCTTGGTGCTTAATGATTGCCGTCTCGTGGTTGCCGTAACCGATCACAGTTATGATGTGGGCATAGGGGCTGAACCATTCAACCGCAGTCTCCACTACGCTATCCAAATACCTTGCGTTATTATGCTCGGGCAAGATGTCGCTCTTGTTTCCTCTTCGATCTCCCTTACCCTGCATGAGGCAGAACAAATCGCCCACGATCATCACGGGTATTAGGTTATCCAAGCAATAATCGAGGTGCCTCTTAAGCATTACTCTGTCACATTTGGGATTGTCCCAGTGCAAGTCCGATAGGATGGCAATCTTGCTTTCCGCCTTGCTAAGTTCCAAGGTGTGGAGGTTGCGGCTTACTTTGGTCAATTCCATTAAGGAATCGTTTGGTAAATAGTCTTTACGCCTACACGAACCGCCTTTAACTTTTGCTTGCGATTGCCTTTCTTGGAGTAGCTAACGTGAACCCAATCGGGGTTTGAATCGGTGCCAAATTCCCAAATGATTTGATCAAAGTCTAAGCGCGAAACAATAAAGTCAAAGACCATCTTGTTTGTCACTCCGCCCTTGGTTCCATCCATGTCGATGTCGATGGCTTCACCCTTGCAATGCTGGGACGATGCGCTTCCTTTGATAAAAGCATTTAAGGCTTGTGAGCGATACCCGCTGCTGATAAAGATTGGAGTTTTAAAGTGGAGGCGGATAGGTTCGAAAACCTTCTCGGCAAGTAGCTTGAAATTTTCCAAATGCTCGGCCGTTGGTGTGTTGTCAATCCCGTGTCTTTTCGCTGAATCGCTACGGGTTACCTCGGCAAGGTTTAGGTGTGGGCTGATTTTCATATTTATTCGCTATCAGATGGTTTTTTAAATATCTTTTCGGCTGCACTAATTCCCAAGGCTGCGGCAGACAAAGCAGCTACCGAGTACACCAAAGCCTCGGATGGCTCATTAACAGAATCGTGATTTGCGTATAGGGTATAACATAATGCCACCGCACTAAATACACCAACAAAACGCTTACTTGATGCTTGACCATTTTCGGAAAGAAATCCGCTTAACCATTCAAAGAAATTTTTCATGTTTATTTTATTTTGAAGTCCTTATTTATACCTATTGAATATGCCCCAAAAGTTTCACCAAATGCACTTTGCGCACCATAACTCAAAACAAAGGAATAGCCTTGATCCATTGGAATAGTATAATTGAAATCGTATTCCATTGTGATGTCCTTATGGTGATAGAAATATCCAATCGCTGCGCTCACGCTAAACCTTTCGTAGATTGGAAACGTAGCCATTAACTCTTGATAGAAATCCTTCTTGTCAAATGTCCACCAACCGCTATTTATTCCGATAGCCGTATCTCCAAAGTACTTGCCCACCTCAATAGTACCACCAAAGAGATTCTTTGTGTCTTGTAACTTGGTATTAAATGCCACATTTGGTGCGGCCATGACATAGTATTGAGCATGGCACTCAACGCTGAAGAAAAGAAAAAGGATAAATATCAATCTCATATTTTTGGCTTTCTAGGTGTGGGCTTTCTTACTGGTGCCGCTTTTCTCACGGGTGCCTTTCTTATAGGTTTCTTGACCTCTTTCTTTTGACTCTTGAATAGATCGTAAATTATTGACCCAAGCAAAGCAATCGCCAAGGCAATAGACCCAATCATAAAAGTTGAGAACTTATCCAAAAGAGAAATCATCTCCTTTGTTTGACTTGCTCCGATAGTTGTTTGGATATCAATCAAATCGTTCACATACTCAAGTACGGGGTAAATCTTGGCATCCATCTCCTTTGCCTCCTCATCCGTTACGATTCCATCCTCTGTGATTTCCTCAAAATATTTGTCGGCATCTTCAATGTATTCTTGCGCCTTATCGCTAACCTCTTTTTCCTCGGGAGTTTGGTATGTCTTCAAGTAGGCAGTCCACATGGTGTCGGTAATCGCCTTCTCCTCTTCAATTGAAATTAAATCAATCTTGCCTCCTTTGATGACTTTGATTTGGTCTTGAATAGCCGAACCATAGTAGTCAAATTTTCTGCTTAAATAGGGTTGAGGTACCAAGCGATCCTCATAAACGCTTGTGGCCGTTTTCTTGATTGTGTACTCTACATATTTGCCAAAGCCAGCGACCGCCAAAATGATTGCGGTTAAAATGATGAGTAGTGTGTTTTTCATTTCCTTCTCCTTGGGGTGGGTTTTGGAGTTTCTTTTTTCATGAAGGACATCGGGTCTGCCGCAAATTGCCCGCTAATCTTTAAAACTCCGTTTATGATTTCGGGACTATTTAACCCAACCAAACCATAGGCAACCGCCTTATACATTGGATCTACTTCAAATTGCTCCATGACAAAGTAGGCAATCAAAGAAGCGATCATCGAAGAAATCATTTTCTTGACTACATCACTCCCCGTTTGGTTTTCATTTGTAGTCACTAATCGAGCAACCATTCCGGCCGCACCAATCAACAAAACTACCCATCCACCGGATATAAATTTGTCAATGAAATTTTCCAATTTATCTGCCCTGACCTCTATATTGTTTTACTTTGCTACCCTTTGGGGTATTTGTGTTTTTTGCCTTACCCGTTCTCTTCTTACCGAAGGAGGTCTTTACTTGTGCCGCTGCTACTTTAGCCTTCGCCATTGCCTTGATTCTTTTTGATTTCGTGCTTTAACTTATAACCCAAATAGATGATTGAAAGGATGGATATCACCGAGGTGAAAACCACGTTTACAAATTGGAGTCCAGCCATAGCCGTGACGTTGGCAAACATCGCCAAGAAGGTGGAGGGTACTCCTAATTCATCGCTTTTCAATAGATTCATTTTCTTAGGTAGTTGGAACTTGACAAAGGTTCAAAGGCATTGGGCTTGTGATCTCAATCTCAATAGAAACTCCAGCGGTGAAGTCATCGAATCGCTCTTGAAAGAATTCGACCGATGCTTGGGGTTGGGTGTTAAAGTTATAATCGTTATCAAGTTTTAACTTTGCCAAGACATCCAAAGCAACAAGTAGCTGATCACTTTGAACTTGCAATCGGTTGCTCTTGTCTTCAGTAAGTAGATCCGCAAAGAGAAGAACCAAGCGGTACCGCATCGTCATGTTTGAGTACTGCGAAGGCCGTACAACAGTCCAAAAGACAGGGTAAACTATCTCCCCACCATTATCGGTGTAATCGTAGATGTCACCCTCTCCGAACGTCCGAATCATCGGATGATCTTCTTGGATTGCCTTTAGTTTTTCGATTAGATTTGATAGGGTCATCTTGCTTGCTTAGGTACTGCTTTAGCTTCTTTTCGTTCTTGGAATATGCCATCTTTTAGAATGGTTTCTTGTATCGATTTCCTTGGTATCTTTCTGAGTATGGTCGGTAATCCTCATAATCACCACGGCCTAAGTTGATCGCAACCTTGTATTGATTGCTTACCGGTTGGATCGTAGTCACATCGCTGCCCGGATTCAAGTACTCGGGGTAAAGAGTTGAGTTTGCGCATAGGTAATTGATAGACCTCTCGGCATACCACTCCGCATAGCCTTTGTAATATTGGCTCACGCTTTGCAACTCGGCAAAGGTAGGCTCGGTGATGTTCTCGCTTTTTCTTTTTACCACTCCCTTGTTTACGAACTTGTACTGCATCGCCATCGGCAACTCTCCCAAGACGTAATTAAAGAGGGTATCCGTTAAGTAGTCATCAAGCAAAGTCTTATAAACGGCATTCGTATTGAGTCCAATGGTACCCGCCACGATTAGGTCGAGAATCTTGTCATACAAGGCCGTTCCCACGATGGGGTGGATGTACCTATCTTGGGTCATCTTAATGACTTGAGTGACGTTCTTTAGGTCTATGTTGGCACTTGCCACAGTGAAGTCCTTGAAGGACTGCTCACTGATCATCAATACGTTTGCGCTCATCGGCTTGTCTTTTCTACTACTACGTTTCTTCTCCACTCATGTCGGCAGAA